CAAACCCAAAGAAAGACCTAATTGAATTAGCCAAATTTACTGCCTGTTGCGCTGTTCCGATGTTAGTCTGAGTTGTAGTCGGCTGGGCGGTTGTTTGTCCGCCAAAAGATCCCAAAGCCGCCAACAAACCCGTCATCTGCGCTAAAGGACTCGTGGCATAACCTTGAGAACCTGTAGCCTGTCTCGTGACTGACGTAGGAATTGCGTAACCTTGTAGCAACTTGCCATAGTTCGCAGCCTGCTGCATCGGGTAATCCAAAATCCGCTGCCCTAAAGCCTGCTCTTGACCACCCATCTCATACAAAGTCTTCAGACCCTGCGTACCGATGCCTTGCTCTATTTGCCCTATTTGCCCCAAGGCTTGCCCTGCACGCATCTGACGCTCTAAATCGGCCTGTGCAGCCCCTAGAGCGCCTCTGTAGCCCTCAGATAGAGCACCATACTGCCGACCCAATAAATCGGCTTGTAGGTCTCTTAAAGTCTGTCCTGTGACCTGTGCGGCTCTCTGACTACCAAACTGACCTGTGCCGGCAGCTCCAGCCCTGAGATTAGGCAAGATGTTCTCTTGTATCCCCCGCTGTTGCAGTCTTGCCATCTCACTGACGACATTCTGCTGATAGGGGTTCATGTACTGATTCACTAAGGCGGTCGTCGGAGTTGCCCCAGATGCCCCAAGAAACCCTGCACCCGTTCCAGCAGTGCCTGCACCCGAAAACGCTACTTGAGGTGCAAGATTCAATGCCTGCTGCTGAAGCGGACTAAACCCTGCCACGCCGCCCTGTTGGACAGCAGCCTGCCCTAAATTAGCAACATCTTGGAGGTAATTGGTGTAAAACTCAGGCGCCGATGTGACGTCCTGAGTTGTTTGTACGGTTGCCGGTAAGGGCGCTCCCTGAAATATATCAGCCACGGCTGGCTCCTTTCTTCTGTGCTGCGGCTAAATAAGCCAGCGGGGATTTAGCAGGCGGTGGAATCTTGTTCACAGGCGCAGAACGCTTATGGCTGCGAATCTCTTCACGGAACTTGTCTAATATCTTCGATCCTGCCTTCGTCGAGCCGTTCCCCAACTGCGCTACGGTATCCGCATCAAACACATATTCTCCATCTGCTAACAACGCAGGGATGTCGTCTGACTGCCCATCGCCGGGGCCTGTCACCGCTGAACCAGCACGGTAGTCTTTTCTGCCGGAGACCACCGGAGCGTTGTCAGCATGATGCAGATCACCACCATGTGCTAACCCACCATATGCCATACCGTTGCCAAGGTAATCCATTGGATCAACCTGCTGACCATAGGTGTAGTAAGCAGCGCCACCATCAGCCATTGCGGTAGGTAAAGCCGGTGCCGGACGAGCTAGTGGGTTAGTAAACGATAAATTTGAAGTAGGTTTTGCAAAGTCAAACGAGAACATTGGCCCTTGACTAGCTTTTAAGCCACTCACGTTAATCGGGCTGCTGACCGATGTAGGAATCTCAGGCGCCGACGCATATTGACGGTAAGGCGCAAACCTTACTGGACTTACCATCGTTGATCTAGGCGGGATTACGCCCACCTTAGACATATCAATGCCTCGGTAAGCATTCGCCGCCTGAGACCTTGCCTGAGCAGTCAGGAGGTTGCTCATCAGCGCACCAATCAGCGCCCCTCTGGTTGAAGGAGCTTGTAGGATTTGATCAATGCCTAAAGCCACTTGGCTTGCGCCACCATCTGCGTAACGGGGAACCATACCGCCCTCTTTCATTAAAGGAGTTGCTAAACCACCATCTTTTTTTACATCAGCACTTGAAGAACCGTAATAGGTGCCGGGAGTTTGCTGAACTGATGAACTTTGATTCCAATTAACAGGGGTCTTGTTACCAGCCAAAGCATCTACTATGGTATTTACACCTGTCAAAACGCCAGCTCCAGAGGATGGCGTTGGCAACAAAGATCCTACGGCTGCTCCAAGTAAAGCACCCGTTGTTGGGTCAACAGTCGTGTCTCTGGGTGTTGGAATGACCGGCTGTGGTTCTGCTGTCTTGGCTCGACCAGAACCCGGTTGCGTCAACGTATAAGGCTGAAATCCCAACATTGCCGGAGTCTCGCCAATCGTCGTGGGACGCGCCTCTGGGAAGGCTAAACCACGAAAGTCGCCAACCCCCGGAGGCACAGTCGATGCGCCACCACCGGAAACATTATTGCCTAAACCAGAGGTAATAATGTTCTCTAACGTCTTGTCTGTCGGAATGTTTAGATAAGTAAATAGGTTATTGGCAAGGTCTTCCGCCGTCATCATCGTGCGGATCGTCTTACCCGTTGCAGGGTCAATCGTCAGATTTTCCTTAGTGAATGGGAACATGACGCCCATTTCTCTAGCCACATCAGCTTGCAACAAGGTAGCAGGATTAATATTTTGCCCAGTCTGCTCTCTTGCTCTATCAACAATTTGTTGACGCGCAGCCGACTCTGCCATTGCCAAAGAAGCATCGGCATCTTCGCCAATCTGAACACCGAGCCGATCTAAAACAATGTTTGCTTTTGGCTCAGACAGAAGGGCATACAGGGTGTTAGCGTTTGGGTCTTCGTTTCCAGTAACTGCTCTGTATCTCTCAGAATTAGATACCGCGTCTAAGATGCGATTAGCATCTGCCTGAGTCAGCGCACCGGAGATCGTTGCCAGATTGACCGCCTGTCGCACCCGATCAGGCTGCAACACATCTTTACCAGCAAAGACCTTGAATTGCCCATCAGGCGTATAACCTGAGTAAGTGGGTTGTTGGGTGACAGGGTTAACAAACTGAACATATTGACCGGCAGCAGTCTTTGAGACATTTGGTCTTAAAGCGGCTGTTGCCTCATCAAAGATATAAGGGTTGTCAACCGCAAAACCCCCCGCAAAAGGGTCTGCTGCAAGAGCATCTACGACAGCTTTGGCAAATCCCTCTGGGTTATCTGCTAACGACCGAACATCAACGCCAGTAGCTCCACCTTTTAGCTGATTTACAAGTTGTTCTTGAGAATAAAGATTTTTATCTTCTTGCCCCATCCAGTACTGAATACCCGCTTCGTCAGGATTCCTGCCAAAGTTTTGACGATACGCAGAAGAAATCTGTTGACGGTCGTAGTTGTAACCATCCGTTGTTCGGTCAAGTTCTTCAGCAATCTGCGGTAAGGTCTTCTGGCCTGACTTTACAAAGTTGGTATAAGCCGCCAACCCTTCAGGGTCAGCAGGACGGCCTAACTGTTCAAGGTAAATCTGCTTAATTCTGTCTTGAACGGATTGATCAGCCGCCGCCTGCTGTGCCAACGGAGATGCCGCAGGCACAGAAATCGTCACTGGCGCAGCCGTCGCTGTTGACCGAGTGGAAGTGATTGGCAAAGAAACTTCCGCAGGAGCTGCACTAGCCGCAGGCACAGAGATCGTAGGCGCTGCAACTGTAGCCGCTAGAGGCGAAGATGCAATTGGCAACGAAACAGCTGCCGGAGCCGCTTGAGGTGCCTCTAGCGCCCTTACCTGCTCATTAATAGCCAGAGCCTGAGCTAACCTCGCCGCACCATCCGGCAAGCTAGCAAAATATTGCTCGACAAAAGGATCAAGAGCCATTTTTTCCTCGCTTTATCCTAAGTTCCTCATGGCGCTTAAACCGCCAACAAATGTCCGCCTAGGAGTGGTTAATTCTAGGTATTTCTCAATTGGAATCATTATATTGCTCTGAGGGTAAAGCTCCGCAGCACTTAAAGCCCCTCTTGCCCTACCTTGTTGAGCCTGCTGAAATGGTTGAGTTGGCTGACCAGTTAAAGTCTGCGTTAAATTGGATATTTTGTTTAAAGGGCTGACCACTTTGTCATAGGCGGTCTTGCCTGCGGAAATGGCATTATCAATAGCGCTAGGGCCTGTGGTTGCAGTAGGGCCACCGCCACCGCCACCGGGCATCGTCGGGGTCTTAAAAGCCCCTTCCGTTGACCATGACGGTAAGGTTGTTGTGGTTGTCCCCGAACCTCCAGCCCCACCGGGAAAAGTTGGCTTGGAAAAAATGTCCGTTGGCACATTAGTTCCCACATAACCCGGCACACCAAAAGTCGGCGTAATCGCTCCAGCCGGCGCCTGCAATCCAATAGCACCAGCACCTATAGTTCCAGCACCAGCGCCTAATGTGGCTCCGATGCCGGGTGCCAATCCGGTTCCCGCGCCAGCAGTCAAGCCAACACTACCGGCACCAATCGGGGTTGCTCCAGCACCTATAGTCGATCCTATGCCCGGAGCCAAACCTTGACCCGCACCAATTTTCAATCCAGTGCCAGCAACCGACCCAGCAGTACTACCCGCAGCTCCCGCTAACTTAGATAGGCCATAAGCCCCGATCATCAGGCCACCAGCGGCTAATAAAAACTGTAGGAAGCCGTTGTCATGCGTATGGTTGTAGTACGTCTGATAATCAGCCGCTACCTTCGAGGTGCGGTCAGATGTGTACTTGGCAATATCATTAGGATCAGCCCCTAGACCAATCGCTCGGTTCGAGATGTCTTGGTACCGCTGCGCTAAAGACGCTAACTTGTCTTTGTTCTTGCCCTCAGCGGTCACGCCCGGATCGATGTTCTGCTCTAACCAGTTATTGACGTAAACCCCCGAAGCAGCCTCTTTCATGAAGCTACCCGGATCTTTGGCATACGCATCTACAGACGCCTCTGGCCCCCACTGCTGAACCATTTGAGACGCTTTTTCTGGATTTAGAAATGCCGCCGTCCCAGCTCGGGAATACCACATCGCATGAACCGGGATGTCGTATAGGTCAGACTCCGAGTAAATGTCATAGCCAGTAGGCGTTTCACCTCTACCAAACGGCCCTTCGTCGTACAGCGTTGGGGTCATCATATTTAACCCCTCCATACCAGCACGGTTGTCCTGATATGGATTCCTGAGCTGCGCTAACGCAGAAAAGTCTTCAGGTAGCTCAATACCCTTCTCAGCGGCATATCTACGAGCCTCTGCATCAAACTTATTGTTGATGTACTCCTGAGCCTCTGGCGACCAACCCACCTCTTCTAGGCGCTTCTCAGGCATCGCATAGTCATAGTTCACATCGACTAGCTTTTGCTCACGACGGATCTGAGAACCCATGATGTCCGGGCCTTTATTAGGCTCAGCCTCGAACTGCCTCAGATAGTTACGGTAAGCCTCCTCGTCAGGCATCCGACCTAGATAGTTTCTGTAAACCCGAACCAGATCGGCTTCAGGCAACTTGGCAAGATCATTTGCCAACAAATCAGACTTAAACCCTGTACGCTCGGCACGCTCCCTCGAACCCATCATCATGGGTGCAAAGTCATAATAAAGGTCGTTGCCTAAGATGCGCTCTCGCTCTGTGTCGCTTGCCTCACGACCCAAAGCCATTTGGAACTGCCGATTGATGTGGTCTTCTGGCGTCAGGCTTTTGTATTCGTCAGAACTTCTAACTTGCTCAATCAGCTTGGGCTTTTCAATGTCCTGACCAATCAGATTCTCATAGTCGAGGTCGTCCGGGTTCCTACCAAGGTACCGGGTATAGACAGAATTGACATCGGCCTTCGTAATCGCCATTACTTACTCGCCAAAATCGTGTTTACATTTATTGCGTTTACCAACGCAGCCGCCCAGTCTTGCCAGTTGTCATACACGTAAGGGCCGGGTATCGCTTCGTTACTAAACACATCAATCGCCTTCAGACCAGCCGCCCAAGTCTTCCAGTCGCCATCAGGAATAGCCAACTGCTGCGGTGCATACGCCTCAACCATTAACGAAGCCCACGACTCCCACGTGTGAAACCGAGGATCGTAGACAACCGCAATCTCAGACATTAGTAACCCCTTACGTCGCCAACGTTAGCATTCACTAACACGCGACCCATCTGGTAGTTACCACCCTGTACGTTGCTGCCAAACTTCAACCGACCTAACCTTCTCTGCTCACGCATGTCAATCTTGTTGGTATCCGGCTGGAAGGGATACGGGTCGCTGTAAACGTCCTCTACCTGAGCATAAGGACGGCCAACGACCTGCACATACATTTCCCCTGATTGCACGAAATCAGGCTCAATCCGCTCTATATGCAGCCAGTAGTTATCTCCCACCGCTGTGGTCTGCGATGGGCCACCACCCACCCAACCTAAATCCGATGTCTCAAAGTAGCTCTCAATCGCCAACGTGTTCTGACCATCTACCGCGTCTGTACCAATCTCATGCTGCCAGATCGTGGTCAATCCGGGCATCGTGGTAAATACCGCTAGCTCAGTTTGTGTGGCCGTAGCGTTCTCAGATAGCGTCACCGTGATATTCCCGGGCGTACCACTTGGGGCTATCGCAATCACAAAAGCATTGTCAGGAATACTTGGCGAAATAACAACTTGATTCAACGCGATCTCGTTTGTCTCCAACATCTCAATGTCTGCGCTGCCATTCGTTGTATCTATATCGGCAGAGAAAATAGCCTCAGCAGTAGTCAAGTTGGTACCCGCATTCACCGGATACTTAAAGACTTGAGAGAAGTAACCCGCAGAGCGCTCAGAACCCGGCGCAAAACCGGCGTCATACCAAGTATTCTCACGGACGTTGTAAATGATCGCGTTGTTACACTCCTCTGAGTCCCCATGAGGATAGAACCACCAGACCTCTCCAAATCGAGGCACTTTAGTCGCCCAGACTTTTTGTCTCTGCGCATAGTTCAGATTGTCAAAGAAATAGTTCTGGTTCATGGAGTTGGGAATTTCTTTGACTACCCCGTTATAAAGCAGAAATCTATCCACCCCAATCCAATAATAAATACCGTCGTATTCAATAACACACTGAGAAGAAAGAATAGAACTTTGAGTTGAAATGGTGTCATAGCGCCAGTACGTAGCAGGTGCCCAGTTACCCGTGCCTGCCACACCTAAACTCTGTGGTGCGTAAGACACCCGAATCAGTGAATCCAACGACCAAAACAACCCAGACGGCGAATTAGAGCCGCCTCGAACCGGCAAGCCCTTTACGATCTTAGTAGAGGCAACACTAACCTCATTAGACTCAGCGCTGTTCCAGTCAAACGGATCACCCGCCGCGCAGTTCTTAATTAAGCCGTTGTCGCCATACACAAAGACATACGGGTGCAAAACCACCACCCCGCCAGAAACCTCAACTAAATTACCCGTGGGATTCGCACCGTTGATGTCTTTTAAAGGAGTCGCAACCGAACCATTCACCGGCATCGACAAAACTGCCGTATTCACCGTGCTATCAATCTGGGCTAAGTTCCGACCCGGATGCGCTAGCAGCAGGGTATTGAAGCTCCCCGCTGAGTCATACATCGCATCAAATTGCCAAAGATTTAAGTCACTCGCCGTAAACCCTGACTGAACAGTCGCCACAGGTACAGAGAAGCCTGACCCCGTACCACCAATTGAAGCAGCCGCAGCAGATAAAGAATCACCCACCACGTAAGAGGTACCGCCTGCGGTAATCGTCACCGCCGATACAGCGTTAGCTGAGACTGTAATCGTGGCCTCTGCGCCTGATCCTGAGCCACCTGTCAGGGGCACATTGGTATAGGTGCCGTTGGTATAGGTAGAGCCTCCCGTAATGGCTCCTAGCGTCAATACAGCACCGCCAAAGGTGACATCTACTAGACCAGCACCTACCCCGTTGTTGTCTACGGAGAAGGTCTGTAGGCCGTCAGAATAGCCGCTAAAGATGCGGTTAAAACCGTCTTCAGAGTTGACGTAAATACCCCGAGATAGACCATTGACTTGATTCGTTATTGACCGATACCCAAAGATTTTTCTGGGACGAGCACGCTGAAATCTTACCCAACGACCATCAGTGTAGAACTGCTTGTCGAAAAAGGTACCATCCCGCTGAATGCCGGGTAGGGTGTCTAGGGAGAAAACCTTCTTGGTCATGTAAACGTGCCACCGCTAATACCACTAGGAACCGTCAAACCACTCGCCGATAGAGTGAACTCATTCACCCCTAAAATTGCCATGTTCAATTCACCAGCAGAAGCTCGGTAGATACCGGTTGAAACCTCGTTGGCAAAGTTCAACGGAGGTGCCGCTACCGTGCCATCAGGCAAAGATACAGTGGTCAAACCCACCGATACAGTCACCGCCGCAATTAAGTTAACAGAGTCGCAAATAACGATAGAACTCTCACCCTGAGCCAACGTCACATCATTACCGCCGCCCGTTGAGATCGTCACATCGTAGTTACTGACACCGCCGACTGCTTCGTTAACAATGTAGTAAACCTGAACCGTTGGGGGAACAATGATTGTCGCGTTTCCTAACAAAGTGCCGGTGTACTTCTGAATAACGTTAGAAGCCTCAGAGGTCGTCAGGGTAAACGTACCGCCTGCCGATACGTCTTTAGTCAACTGAGTGAAGTTAAACTGCGTCGATTTACCCAAGCCAACGGTGTAAAAGGTCGTACCCGAGCACACCAAGATCGCAGAATCAGACGGCTGCATCACAATCGATGCCGAACCGTTAATTAAGGTTCCACCTTGCGGAGATACTGTCAGAGCGCCTGTGCCGGCGTTTCTCAGCATCACAAACCAGTTGTTGCCAAGGGTGCTCACAGAGTCAAGCGTCAGGGTTCCAGCACCCCCTGTCCATACATACGTCTGCGCACGGTAGGCAGCGGTTGCTGTGGCATCTGTTGAGAAAGTGGTCACTGGGTGTGACTGATTTAATGTCACTCCCGAAGCTAATAGGCCATAACCAGCTAGTGTGGCTGCATCAGCATTAGACGACCCCACACCAAACGCAATGTTCCCCCAAGTGCCCTGCTCATTCGGGTTAGCCGTAATGTAGATGTACTTTGTCTCGCCGGCAGCAATCGTGATAATTGTGTTTGTGCCGTTGTAATCTTTGACCGTAAACGAGTTAGACCCTACATTTCTAATCAGGGCATCGTTACCTACCGAAGTCTGATTCGCAGGCGGCATGTACAGGCTAAGACCACTCGTCGTGGCGTTAACCTGCATAATCCGAGCCGCATAATCATCCGTTGCATTTCCATTAATCGGCCATTGAAGCTGAGTATTTGCCGATAAGGTTATTGCACGAAAGGAAACATCCGTCGGCTGGATCACCGTTCCCGTGAAGGGCGAGTTATAGCTCATGATTAACTATCCAATGCAATGGCTTGACGATCACCCGTGCGCTGGACATCCTCAGTCTTCAGTACGGTCATGATCTTGTCGTACTGAGCCTGCCACATCGGGAGACGCTCGTCATTTTTAAGGAATGGAGTTGCTTGTAACAGGGAGCCATACAACAGCGCCTGCGGGGCATAAATCGTGAACCAGTTTGTCTGATTCGAGGAATCAAGGGGCTGAATACGCTCGTAGTACAGAACTTCGAACGTATAGTCGTCATCCGGTGTAGGAGCAACTAACCAGTGGGTATAGTCGTAGTCTGCGTAAAATTTAGGCGTACCCTCTTGGGTGGCATCCGGCCAGTATTCCCGCAGATACTCGTATTTGCGTAAAAAGACCGGTTGACGTCTACCAGCCACAGTAATGTTCATGGACACCGTTTTATGCCACCGCGCAGGCTTATCAATGATCGACTGGCTAGTCGTCATCGTCGAAGACATCGGCGTCAGGTTCCCCAAAAACTTTATCTCGGCAGCAATGACTTGCTCTGCCAACATGATGAAAGTCGGGATCTTGTCGAGCGTCGCTTGATCGGTACGCTCTAGGTAGCTTGATATGTCGTCAACCAAGCTGTCATAGGTCATTACTTGGGCTACTGGCATCACCACACCTTTTTCTTGATAGATTCAGGCTGCGGAACGAATTGCTTGCCTTGTTTCATGCCCTCTCTTTTGGCACGGGTCGTGGCACCGTACTCGGCAGAAGTAAGTTTCTCTCGGGCGCGTCTCGGCAGGTATCGCTCTCCTGTCGCCTCAGATCCTTGGGTGGACGGCTTTCCAGACTTTGTGCCCCAGTCTTCTCTTGTCCACTTTGCAAGCGAATTATCTGCCTTTTTCGCACCTTTGTAACCCCCTCCAGCGGCTTTATATTTCTGAGTGGCAAGCTGAGCTTTTCTCGCGCTCCACTGCCCCGGAGAACCACCCTTACCAGAGGCTTTGACTGAGGCAACAATCCGCTTCCATTTACCCGGATCTGACTTAACCGCTGAACTCATGGCTGTTTCCTTTTTTACAAAAGACCGCACTCGGCTTTTCTACGTCGCACCAGCCCCGGCAAAACCTTGCCGTTTGCCCTAGTCCACTTCATTAGTTCAGCCTTAGCGCCTTCCCAGTCCTTTTCAGCCACTCTACGGCGTAAAGTGCTAGCGCGATACCTCGGCACCCCCACGTTGTAGGCAAAGTCTCCTAACGCCCCTAGAACCCTTGGATAGGCTATTAGGTGAGGAGACGCCTTCAACACCCCCGCTATGTAGTTATGCCGCAGCTCATGCAGCAACCACGCCTCGGCAGTCTCTTTGGTGATCGGCGGGTCATCCATCGTCACCTTAGTCCCATCCGGCTTGTAAACCGTGCCGTAGCCAATTGTTGGGTAGCCAGCAGGGCAAATGTAAGGCGAGAGTCGCAATCCCTCAAAAGGCCGACAAATGGCTGCGGCTATGTTTACCGCCTCACTTACTGACCCGGTCATAGACTCGACCCACAAACCAGAAGCTGATGATCATGAACATAATGGTCATGTCGTCTTTTGTCCAAATGCCAACCAGCACTTCCTTCCAATTACCACCCTGAGCCATCGCCAACTCGAACATGGCGAACTTGACCAAGAAATAAGCGGTGACAAACAGGTATGTGATGCCCGGACGGACTAAAGCAGAGATACCGGCGATGATCTTGCCTGCTGCCGCAGCGGTTGCACCTTGCTCTTTGAACGCCTCAGACATCGCGTCCATCTCAGCCATCGTCATCTGGGCTTCGGTCTGGCGCATGGCAATCTCGCCCCGAACCTTGGCAAACTCCATCTCGGCATTCAGCATGGCGAGTTCGTGTTTGCGCTCGTTAGCCCGGTCGAACAGCTTGAAGACTTCGGGAGCTAACCTCAAGATGCCGCCAAATACACCACCTAACAGGGTTTCAATCATGATGCGTTCAACGCAGTCAGTCTGCCCCAAACCCAAGCCGAAGCCGCCGCCGGATCGAACGGCACCGTAGCCTCTAGGTCATTAGGATTGGCAGGGTCAGGCTGTGTCCAATTTGCGCCCACTTGCGCCAGATAAGCCTGAAGGTCAGATTGCGTAGGAATAACTTCCGCATCGCCTGTGTTGTTGTCCTCGGAGATGCCAACCATCACCATGTCTCGCGGAGAAGGCGCAGATGGGTCGCCAACGACAAAAACCCCGCCGACACCCTCTGGGTGCAGGCAGAGAAAGGAAGGTACGGTGCCGTCAGCGTTAAGACGGTACTTGATGCATTGGTGTGCCATGAAAAGCTCCTTGTTGTGCATACTGCCCACTAAAACAATACGCCCCGAAGTGACCCAGTTCGCACCACGGAGCAACCCAAACCGTACCGCCGTGCTGCCGGTACATATGACAAAAGTTATAGTCTTCTGACAATAGCTCGTGATCGACGTTCTGTACTTTGAAGAAGTCGTAAACCTCAGCATGTACAGGGATCGTTGAGCCGCCGTTCATGTAGTAACCCACATGCGGACGCAACTTCTCAAACACATCGCGGCGGATCAGCATGAACCCAGTACCTGCATGTTTGACTTGAAACGGCTGATTGGGGTCAGTCATCTCATGACCGGGCAACTTGTTCACATTGAACACGCCTGTCAACTTGTACAAGTCTTGGTAGCCTGCCTGCGCTCCTTTTCTGACCGCATCCCAATTGATACCTTTCATCGGAACCGCACCAGCGATGATCCCCTTGTCCGCTTTGATCATCCGAGCAATGTCGTTCGGCACGAACTTTTGATCGGCATCAATGAACATCAAATGCGTGGCATCCGTATTCAAGAAGTGCCAAGCAATCGTGTTCCTGCCGCGCTGAATCAAAGACTCGTTACCAAGGAATATGCAGGTCAACTTGATGTTGTACTGGAGACAGGCTTCCTTCAAAGCAAGCAACGACTGCACGTATTCCGTGCACATCATGCCGCCATAAGCAGGGGTGCCTATAACCAAGTGCATCACGCCACCTTCTTGTCAGGGTCAGGTGCCTGCTCTAAGAGCGGCGTATTCGTCAACGACGAGCGGTCAAATACCGAGAAGCCGCGACGCTTGGCGAAGGTCTCAGGGTCTTTCTCCCACTTGTCTGCACAAGCCTCCAGCCAGCGCATCGTCATCTCATGGGTCGGTGCCTGACCGTTAGAGATCAGTTGATTCTCCATGTTCAGGTAAGCAAAGACCTCAGCTTGCGCTTGTGCCGCATTAATCCCTAAGTCGAACAGGTAGATCAGGTTGCCTTCATCAATCATACCGTTGCGGCTACGAGCAGCGTTCAATGCCTGCTTCATGCAGGTCATGATGTGGTAGCGAGACTCTTCGCGCTCGTAATCTTCTTCGGTGATTTCGTTCTTGCCTACCTTTTCCAGCAGTTGTTTGTGCTGGTTGACCATGAAGTTCATCTTACGCAATGCGCCATTCACATGGTTTTGCGTACCTTCGAGGTGGCTGTTGAGTTCAAGGATTTCGATCTCTAGCAGTTCGCGGTCAAGCTCATCAGTGCAGGATTCAAGTTCTCGTTGCTTCTTTTTCAGTTCGACCTGCTTCTTACGCATATTGACGTAGGCTTCTTGCAGGGCTGATTTAGTGCGATCAATCTCAGCCAAGGTATGCTTGATGGAGCGGATCGGAGTGATTGCCGTCACATCTAAAGTCACCTGCATGAATTGAGAGTGAGACTTGTGGAAGTTGCTAGTGTCCTTGGCAACCGCAGGCAAACGGTCTTGGATGTTCTTCAACATCAAGTTGTATTCTGGCTTTTTGACTTCCAAAGCCGTTTGCATATTGCTGATGATTAGATCGTTTGACATTCTCTCTCCTTTTTATAAACCACCGTGGGCGTTGGAACAGGCTGCTTGGCCTTGAACAACAAAAGACAAGTCACCAAAATCTATAGCATTTCCAGTTGAAGCAATGGTGATGTAATCGATGACATTGGTATTTGCGGAACCATCATTACCACCACCAAACACGCCGATTGTTAATGAAGACGCAGAAGATAAATACCTTCTAGCAATTGTCAAATCACCAAAATCTGTGGCGTTTCCGGCTGATGAGATAGTTACATAATCAATTACATTTGAAACCGCAGTAACAAATCCACCAGCAAAAATTCCTCTTGTATCAGACGAACAACCGGACAAATTTGACCTAGCTACGGTCAAGTCACCAAAGTCTGTAGCGTTACCAGCCGACGCAATCGTGATGTAATCAATGATGTTTGATACAGAGCCGGTGTCTCCACCCCCAAACAATCCACGCGTTGTTGAAGAACAAGCGCCTAAAGTTTGCCGAGCGCTTGTCAAATCCCCAAAATCAGTTGCGTTACCAATTGACGCAATTGTTACATAATCAATTGTGTTGACATTTACTGTAGTTCTACCACCTCCAAACACACCTCTGGTGGAAGAAGAACATCCAGCAAGAAATCTTCTAGCTTCCGTTAAATCCCCAAAATCAATTCCATTAGCTATAGTTGCAATAGTTACGTAATCAATTACGTTAGTTGGGCCACTACCTCCGCCAAACAACCCTCGTGTCGAAGATGAACAAGCACCAGTGAAAGCCCTTGCTACAGTTAAATCTCCAAACAAAAAAGCATTTCCTGTAGTGGCTATATTTACGTATTGAATTGATATTTGATTTGCTGTGGTTTCACCACCCCCAAACAACGCCATTGCAGAACTTGTCGGCGTGGGTTGGACTGCTGCGGCGGCGGAGGAGCAACCAGCTGACCAACGCACTGCATTTGTCAAATCGCCAAAGTCCGTTGAGTTTCCAGTCGAAGCTATTGTTATTGTTTGAATTACGTTGGTAACCGTTGCTCCGTTAGTAGTGCCACCCGCAAAAAAACCTGACGTTGATGAAGCGCATCCGGCAAGCTGTCGTCTCGCTTCTAATATATCCCCAAAATCTGTTGCGTTTCCAGCCGATGCAATAGTGATGTAGTCAATTGTATTGTTTGGAGTTCCCCCGCTTACTCCTCCACCAGCAAACACACCCCTCGTTTCCGACGAACAAGCCGCCAGCTGCGATCTGGCAACTGTCATGTCACCAAAATCCGTTGAGTTTCCCGTAGACGCAATTGTGATGTACTGAATTACATTTATTGGGCCATTTCCGCCGCCGATAATTCCTCTAGTTGATGACGAACACCCAGCGGTTCCTTGTTGCGCTGACAATAAATCGCCAAAATCAATTGCATTTCCTGTTGATGCTATGGTGATGTAGTCGATGATGTTGGAGTCACCGCTTGCGCCAGCCCCTCCAGCAAAAGCACCTCGAACGTAATTCGACATCCCTGCAAATCCAGCACCTCGTGCAAGCGTCAGATCGCCAAAATCAGTAGCATTTCCCGCCGTAGCAATCGTCACATAGTCAATGACATTCTGATATGCGGATATGTCGCTGTTAAAACCGCCAGCAAAAACGCCTCGAACTGCCGACGAACACGATGTCAAGCCATACCGTTTTACGGTCAAGTCGCCAAAGTCTGTTGAATTTCCAGCGGTGGTCAGCAGTAATCTGTCAATTACATTTATTCCAGAACCTCCTGAATCTGCACCCCCACCAAACAACCCAATCGGCGCAGCATTCCCCGCAATAGGCCACAGCCCTTGCTTCTGCCAGTAAGCCACTTGATCCAGCGTCCATACACCGGGAGCTGCACCGTCTTGATATGGGCCAGCAGGAGCTACAGGCACTGGCCTGATAATCCCCGCGTTCCAATCTGCGATTCCCATTTATAGACCTCCGTGTGCGTTGGATGTTCCAGTCAAACCCAACCTAGCAACAGAGGTGTCGCCAAAATCAGTGGCGTTCCCCGTCGAAGCAATGGTCACATAGTTTATTGCATTAAAAGACGTATTGGCGGCAGCGCCTGTGCTACCAGCAGCGAACAATCCTCTTGTTGCGTTGGATGTTCCGCAGTTCCTACCCATAGCATCAATCAAATCACCAAAATCTGTTGTGTTTCCAACTGATGCAATCGTAATGTATTGAATTACATTGCTGCTGTCATTATCGCCACCAAACAAACCACGAGTAGAAGAGCCGCATCCACCACCCAACTTTTGTATTGGAACACAATCGCCAAAATCTGTTGCATTGCCAGTTGTTGCAATAGTTATGTAATCCATCACATTTGTTGCAGGCGGATCGAGATATCCACTTCCAAAAACTGCCCTAGTTGTAGATGCACAAGACTGTGAACCATAACGCGCAACTGTTAAATCGCCAAAATCAACGGAATTTCCTGTTGTTGCTATGGTCATGTAGCTAATTACATTGACCGACGCAGTAAGATTAAAACCTCCTGCCATAATGCCGCGAGTTGAATTAGAACATCCATAACCAACATAAGTTGTGTTGTAAATGTCCCCAAAATCAAGGGCGTTTCCTGTGGACAAGATATTCACATAACAAATTGTATTGTTGACTGATCCTGTGTAGCCTGCGTAAAACAAAGCTCGTGTTGATGAAGCACAAGATGCAATAAAAGCATAAGCAACAGTCAGATCACCAAAATCGGTTGCGTTACCAGTGGTCGCTATTTCGACATAGTCAATCGTATTTGAGTAGCTGCCAGAAGTTAATTGACCGCCGCCAAACAATCCCCTGTCACCCACAGGAGGATTCCACTGCCCCTGCGCCACCGCTTGATATACCGCTGGAAGACTCCAGACTCCGCTATATGACGGCATTAGAGACCTCCGTGACCAGCAGAACAACCTGCTAAAGAAGCTCTAGCAACGGTTAAATCGCCAAAATCAGTGGCGTTACCCGTTACAGAAATCGTTACATAATCCATGACATTTACTGGTGGACTGCCGCCTCCGGGTTGTGTTCCACCAGCAAAAATACCCGTGGTGGAACTAGAGCAAGCAGCAATTAAATTTCTAACAACTGTTAAATCACCAAAATCGGTCGAATTTCCAGTGGACGCAATAGTTATATAGCTAATCACATTAGTCCCAGCACCCCCACTGCCAGCTATAGTTCCACCTCCAAACAACCCTCTGGTGGAATTAGAACATCCAGCTAGACCTTGTTCTGCTAAATATAAATCTCCGAAGTCGGTGGCATTGCCGGTGGAAGCGATTGTTACATAATTAATGACATTTACTGTGGCGTAGGTGGGTCCACCACCATTCCCCCCGGCAAATATCCCTCTGGTTGTAGAAGAGCAAGAAGCCAAAGACGATGGTGTATACAACAAATCGCCGAAATCTGTGGAATTTCCAACGGACGCTATTGTTATGTAATTGATCGTGTTTAGATTGTTTCCTAACGCATCAACACCACCAGCAAACAACCCTCTTGTTGAACTAGAACACCCTGCTAAATTGTCTGTGAACGGAGTCAAGTCTCCAAAATCGGTAGCATTCCCAGCAGAAGCTATGGTTACATAATCTATGACATTGGTCGTTGGTGTTCCATTCGCCCAAACACCTCTGGTGGATGATGAGCAAGAACCCAATGCACTTCTAGCAACAGTCAAATCTCCAAAATCTGTAGCGTTTGCTGCCGAAGATGTAATTATGTAATCAATAGTATTGTTTGCTGCACCGCTTACTTGACCGCCACCAAATAATCCTCTAGGCCCTTGAGGTGTCACACTCCCACTCGCCGCGCTATAAGGAGATGGGCCGAACGTATTCAACGCCCATACTCGGAACGTATAAGCCGTGCCATTAGACAACCCAGTGACCGTGATTGGAGACGAAGCGCCCGTTACAGTAATCTGACCGGGATTAGAAACAGCGTAATACGCAGAAATAGCACTGCCGCCCACATTCGTAGGCGCAGTAAACGCAACAGACGCTTGTGCATCCCCACCCGTCGCCGTACCAATCGTCGGCGCGTCAGGAACTTGCAGCGGGTTGTAGCCCGGATATATGTATCCAGCCGGAGGACGTAGTGGCATGACGCCCCCTTACGAATTGATTTCCTCCCACGAACAAGTCACAACCAAATCACTGGCTGTACCCGCCGTGGCACCAATCGACTCATTTTCTTTCAAATACAAAGCCGTCGTCTTGTCTAACACAATCAGCGTCGCATCAGCAGGCACAGACACAGTAGACACAATCGGGAAAGCCGTACCACCCAAAGCTGCTGCGCTGTACTTGCTGATCGTGATGTCCGCCGCATTGGTGCCATCGACATTAGCCACCGTGATCATGTTGATCTTGTAGACTTTACCGCTCGATGCCGCGTTGCTGACAATCGACGTTGCACCGGTCGTGGTAAGCGATGTACTTGAGTTCTCGCCGTAAATAGCGGCGACGTTTACGATATTGGGATTTGCCATGATTGCTCCTTAGAATCCGAAGATCATCGCCATTGCGATGCTTTTACCAGTAGAAATACCTGCATTAGCAAAGGACAATGTTCCCGATCCGTCCGTAACTAAAGCCTGTCCAGATGTCCCATCAGCACTAGGTAGCGTCCATGTGACGTTTGTCGCTACCGTTGCAGGCGCTTGAAAAGCAACATAGTTTGATGAATCTGAATCAGCAAACCTCAAGTCCGCCTGCCCCGGCAACGTCAAGTTGTTACTGTCATCAATCGTTACCCCAGAGTTTTGAACTAACTTGCCTGTTGTTAGGTCAAATCTGACAATCGCGTTATCTGTCGATGAAGCTGGCCCTACAACGTCCCCTGATGCGCCCCCAGCAGAGGCCAGTAAAGTCACTACCCCAGACGAGTTCTCGCAGTACAGCTTCATGTCCGCGATGTTTAGGCCTAACTCTCCGGGGGCTAGGTTCCCAGCAGTCGGCACAGCCGAAGCCGTGGTGCTGTGGTATAGGGATATGGGCGTGTAGCCAGCAGCAGCCATTTCTTACTCCTTAGAACGTCCCACCGGATATGCCGGCAGTAATCGCATTAGTTGATGGATTGTAGGTAATACCAGCGTCTACTCCAAGTGCCTGATTTCCAGTCGTCGCAGCCGCTACAAACGGGATGTAAAAGTCGGCATTCGTACTGGTCGCTGTTGTAGCTACATTCGTGGCATTCGTGGCAGTTCCACTAATACTGATACCCCATGTTCCCGAAGCACCCGTACCGTCCGCCTTCGGAGCGCCCACAGTGCTGTAGTCAATCGTTCTTGCTGCCGAACCATTAAACGTAGCGCCAGCCGCCGCCCCGCCTGTATTCGTAAAGGTTACTGAATTGGCAACCGATCCAGCAGAACCCGTCGTATTTTGATTTAGCGTCGGAATATCCCCTGCAACAATCGCCCTAAACGCTGGCGTGTCAGGAGAACCCGTTGTCGGACCTGCAAAGAAGTAATTTGCCGTGGCATTCGCCCATGTCGCAGTCAACGTACCCGAAGTAGTTACCGGCGAATTAGTGACCGTAAATTGAGCCGGCAGCGACAAACCTACGCTTGTGACCGTTCCTGTGCCTGCCGCTGCCCACGCAAACGCCGATCCCGTCCAACTCAGATAAGTACTTGCAATTGTCGGCGCAGTGATAAATGACGTTGTGGCCGCACCCGTCTGGTAGGCAATCTGATTAGCCGCACCACCCGCTAGGTTGGTAGCAGTTGTTGCCGTTGTTGCACTGCCTACCGACAAAGTGGACTGCGCTGCAAAACTAGGCGCTCCAGCCCCTCCAGACGTTAATACATCGCCAGAATTACCCGCTGAGGTAAAGGCATACGCCGAACCCGTTCCATAAGCCACAGCACCCGCTGTTGGGGTCGCCGTAGCATTCGTCCCACCATAAGCTATAGCTAACTGACCCGATGTAATCTGACTCGCAGCAATCGCTATAGAAACATCCGTCGCACTCGTAATCTGACCCTGTGCATTGATTGACAGGGTCATCGCAGTAGCTGCGCCACCATAACTACCAGCGACCACGCCCGTATTTGCGATGTTAAAGGTGTAACTTGGTGACTCCGATAGCCCTGTACCTGCACTGTAAACAATCGGCGCACCAAACTGCGTAAAGACAATCCCAGTTGTACCTATCGTGATAGGCAGCGGTGTCTGCTGTACCCATGAAGTGTTAGCGTTTGCAGTGCCTGCGGTGATTAAGAAAAAGTCACCTGCATCGATCTGATCAACACCAGAACCCGTAGAGTCAAAATCTGTCGCCCGAGTAAGAATGTAAGGGCTACCAGCACTTCCCGAGGCAAATAGCGTGTAAACGCCGTTATGAGCCGCATTTGACTCGTTTTTGATTAGTATCCGGGTGCCATCGTCAGCAGGCGAACTAAAGGTATATCCATCAACCGTCAGCGCTCCGTTGACGTTACCTGTCAGCGTCGCTCCTACCCCTGAAATGCCATTGTTGTAAGTATTGGCAGGTAAAGCACTTGTCGTTGCATATTTACAAGCCTGATGGAAATTGATACCCGCTGCGATTGAATCAGCATAAGTGCGGTTGACAATGTCATTACCGGAGGCAGGAGCGGTAGTAATCGTTCCTGTTGTCATCGCCACTGAGGTAAACGTACCCGCTGCCGGAACCGTGCCTCCTACTGTCGTTCCATCTATGTTGCCGCCAGTAATTGCTACGCTGTTCGCACTCTGCGTAGACATCGTTCCCAAACCCGTAATATCGGTATTGGGAATCGTGGCACTCGCCGTCATTGCGCTTGTGCCATTACCTTTTACATAACCAGTTAAGGTCGTCGCACCAGTGCCGCCGTTGCCAACAGGCAAGGTGCCGGTCAAATCACCCACCGGAATCGTCGCCGAGGCAGTCATGGCAGAAGTGCCGTTGCCCTTAACGTATCCCGTTAATGTCGTAGCGCCAGTTCCACCACTGTCTACATTTAGCGTTCCACCAATTGTGATCGTGCCAGAACTAGTAATCGGGCCACCTGTGGTGGTAAGCCCCGTCGTGCCGCCGGAAACATCAACGCTTGAAACTGCGCCAGCAGGCAAATTGCTCCAACCGTTGTCGTAAATCTCAAATTGGCTGATGTCAGTGTTGTAACGAATTGTTCCGTTAACCGCAGCACCGCGCTGAGCAGTCGTACCTACCGGCACCACCATACCGCCCGTGCCGGGAATCGTCGGGTTACTAGCAATCGCAATCGTCGGGCTACCCGACAAGCCGTTGCCATTGGCAACGTCAATCTGATTTGACGTACCCTGAATCGTCACAGAGCCGACTGAAGCCCCGTTTTGCAGAGTCAACAGACCTGACCCGCTAAGGCCATTTATAGAGCCTACAGCGCCCGTTAGAGCAATCACAGGGTTACCAGCCACCCCGTCGCCATTTGTCACTGTGACGCCTGTAGACGAGCCTGTGAGGGTTCTACCAACAACCGACCCTCCGGTCTTGGCAATCATGCCGTTGGTTGAAATCTCAAGGCTGCCAGATACCCCGTTTAGGCTAACCGTGAGCGTGCCTAAAGACCCCGTGTCGGTTAACCCTACACCCGTACCCCCTTGTAGCTGCCGGGAGTTGGGTAACGTCGGCTCACCGTTAACCGTGATAAAGGTCTGCGTCTGCGTCGGGGAATTAGCAATCGCCGCAACAGTCGTCTGGACAGTCTGCCCGTTCTGACTGATGGGAACCGACTCAGTGCCAGTAAGCGACTGCGCCGCTGGGAGCTGGGAAATAGTTACCTGTGCCATTATTCTGATGTGCTAATAACGTCCAGATTCCCGTTGTTCTCAGGATCATCTGTGTTTTGGTTAGTAGACAAGATAAACCCAGTCGTCGTAATGATGTCGTTCGGGTCTACCGCCACATTGGCATCCGGCCTCGGAAACCGAATCGTAATCCGCTCAGTCTTTCTGGCAGGCAACCGATAAGGGTCAAACTGATCTTTACACCCCTGCTCACATACCATCAAACCCGGGAAATTAGGGTCTTTCGATAACTCTGCGTGCGGACGCTTCATGCGGCATCTGTCACAGATTGCAATCGCAATATCTGAGTAGCCACGAGTGTCCAGAAACAGGGGCATTTCTACCTCGAATAAACTGCGATATTCGGCGCCAGATACACAGGCGACTTGTCACGCTCTTCCTGCTCAGCCATAAACAAATGCTTATCCGCCTGCGCCTCTAAATACTGAATCCGCGCCGGATCTACCTGCGGAAGCTCCATCGACATCTGATGCGCCAACATACTCTGAATTGCCATGTACCAGCGATCCGGTATCTCTAGCTGCCCATTTAGCTCACCCACATCCATAATCTGGCGTGAATACCAAATGGTCATCTGGACAAACGGATCAGACGGCACCGGCCACAGATAAATCTCGGGCTGAGGAATCGTCCGGTTGAACCAAAATTGATACGGCTGGTTCGCAGTAAAGTTCTTGTTCGGCAGTGAGACGTAGTCATCCCGGTTCAGACGCGCCATCGGGACTTCACGCGAATCGTTCCCTACATAGAACTCTCGCACCTGTAAGGTATTACCACCAGTCTCACGCATCCGGTAATACTGCTTCGAGGCGCCCGGATCAATGTCGTACCACAACCACTCGTTGTCTACCCAAGTGGTAACACCCGTGTCTTCAAGCGTTGTCCATGTAGAACCGTCGTTGGAGACCTCCAAAATAATGTGGAAGCTACCAGAAACGCCGGGAAGAATGCCAATAGAACCGGCATACACAGGATTGTCAGTACCATAATTGACCGTGATTGAGCCATTCGGCGACGTTTGAACATCGACAGTGTTTACATCGTTATCAAAAGCGTTGTTTGCCACCCCAGAAGACGCAGAATAGCTGCCAGTAGGCCGCTGCATCTGCCGATAGTTGGCATTTAAGACATCCACACCCCCTAAAGGCAGTTTGTAGATGTATTTGTCAGCGTTTAAACCAATAACTTCCTTCTCAATCGCCCAATATTGGATGCCGCGATTGATCAAACTGCTCAAAAGGAAGAAAAGCGACTGCTTAGATGAGTAAATCTGCTCGGAAGTTAGCTCCTCAGCCAACTTTCCGCTTCTTCGAGCACCCTTATCAATCAAATCCTGCACAGATATGACTGTTTGACCTATCGTTCCAGAGTAAGCCATATTTTTTACCTACCAACCCGGACAGTTCCAACGCTTCATTGAGGCTCTAGCCCTAGAACCTTTCTCACTTTTCTCAGCCACAGGCCCCATACGCGCACAAAAGGAGTCTCTGCGCTTACCCCCTTGCGGCTGAGGTGCCTTTAAATTGCTACCAGTCTCACGGTTGTACTTCGCCCGACCCTTGGCTGTAAGGCCGGCGCCCTGCTCAGCAGGCAGTTTTTCGCCCCTGCCTATAGCCAGACTTACCCCACCCTTTTTCATCGCCTCTGGGAGCTTGCTATACGCCTTCTTGCCGACATTTGACTCCGTAAACTCTTTGGCGACATCTTCAGATATGCCAACTTTCTTCGCAATCTTAGGATTGTATTGAGCCGCCTTCATCAAGCGGAACTGGGCTTTAGACTTGGCTGGCATTTAAGCCACCTGCTGAATGCTAAGAATGATAGAAGGTATCGCTGGATGCAAAGCCGTTGCCGGCAAAGACTCAAGCGTCACCGCAGCGTTAGATTTCAACCAATAAATCTCTACGTAGTCGCTTGAATTAAGGCTAAAGAAAAGATTCCAAGCGGCTACGCCATAACCAAAAATACTTGCGCTCTTCCGCGCAGGTATTGTCACAATCGTCGCTGAGTTAGCCAAATCTGATCCATTTATCTTGAACCAAATAGTCGCCTCATGCTGGGCGTTGTCGGTGTTCTTTAGCTGAGCGCTGAACTGAAGATCGTAAATGCCGGTGTTTGGCACCGTAAATTTGCTGTTATCAACTAGCGTGATCGAATCTGCTATGTCTTGCGTATCAAACGTAATTACCGCACCAGCAGTTGTGCTACCCGTCTGGTCAGTTGAATCACTCCACGAACCATACGATCTGGATACGCTGACAATATCCGCAACGGTTGTCTTTTTGTTGTCGCCACCCTGAACAATAGGGACTAACTCTGCACCAGTTAATGGCAGAGCTGCCGCAGTCATTGCTGAAATCTTCGTGTCTGCCATTTAGGACTCCAACTCAATTTTGTCGTCGTTCTCTTGTAGAACGTAACCGGCATTTTCCATCAGTATGTAGTACGGGCCTCCGGGCGGTGGCACAGGCCCTCTCACAATAACCGATTGCCCACCTACATCATTGCCATTACCAGCACTTGCGTCAGCGACAACGCCCGTTGCGGTACCCGGATAGGTATTCGCAAAGTTTGCTACGTACTCAAAGCCGACGCCGCCAGCCATTACGCAATGCCTGCCTGAATCAACTTCAACGTAACCGTACCATCGCCTGAGTTCATCGTCACACGAATCGCCGTTACTGGGAATGCGTAGTTGCCATCAGCATTCGCAATAGCATCAGCTACTGTCGGATGCGGAAACCAAGTAGAAAAGCCAACCGTAGGATCGTCGAAAGTATGTTGAACGGTGTAGTCAACAGTGCCAGACTTCACAACACCAAACCCAACATTGAACGGTGTCGCATTCAGGTTCATGACAATCGGGCTGCTTGACCCAACGCCAGTTTTTGAAACAGTCTGCAATCTCATATTAAATCCCCATAGACAACAGGGAGCCGAAGCTCCCTGCCTTATTTAACACGCACCGCCGTAGCGCTTTTTCGCGGGTGTGACAGTTACAGACTCTTTGGTCTTGGTCACGCTTTCCCCTGATGGCTTTGTCGTAAAAAACTCTTTGGCTTTTTCAAAGCCCTCTTTCAACATATCTAGCGGGTTCATCGCCCTCTCTAGCTCTGCTGAATGCTTGTAAGAGTCTTCATACGCCTTTTGCATTGCCTTGCGCTTCTTTTCTTCTGCTACGTCAGCAGGGCCACCTTCCATCATCTTTACCTTGCCACCCTTTTTATAGGTGCCTGATAGACGGTTGATGCTGACAGGGGTGGGCGGACTTTTCTGAGGCATCGCAACCGCTTTACCCGAATCGTTTACCGATCCACCCCTAGCATACTTTTTTGGGGCACCGCCCTTCTTGTAGCCCCCTGCGTTGCTTTTACGAACACCGCCAGTAGTCGTGTTAGTTACGCCCGGAGGTGTGCTGCTGACGTTACCTTCAACGCCACCACCCTTGGCATACTTCTTCGCCTTACCGCCGTGCTTGTAACCACCACCGTTGCCCATCTTCACGCCACCAGTTTTAGCCGGCGAGTGATCAGGCTTGGCAGTGTGCATCATCGTTTCATCGTACTTTTCAGCACCCTTCTTCGATGCGCTCACAGGAATGACGCTGCCGCCATCTTTGTAGCCACCTTGACCCATCGCAACACCACCAGTCTTTAGACCTTTGTGTGCTTTGGAAGCAGGCATATCAGCGTGCTTTTTCAGCGCTTCAGGCATACCGCCCTCTTTCATAGGACGACGCATCTTCATCGCTTTACGACGCGCTGCCATCGAAGGCATAGCAGGCGCTGCACCACCCACTGGGCCGGGAGGTAGACCAGCACGAGCAAGGACTCCCGGCATACCGCCGTCAGCCATCTTCTTGCTACCGTGATCTTTAGATTTCATCTTGGGCATAGCTACATGCCCACCCTTTTTGAGCTTTAGCTCGATGCTAGGCTCCGTGGTCATCATTTTGACCATCGGCCGGAAACTACCCATGTTCCTTCTCCTTTACTTTGGCAAGTAAATCGCGAGCAATTTTTTTTGCTTTAATTTTGGCAATAGTTTCCTCAGAATGTTTATATCCCATTCTGTTAGAAGCTTTACCTTTTTTAGATTCACTAACTTTTCGTTTAGTTTCCTCTGATAAGGTAACGCCTTTTCTTGGGCTTGTTTTGCCTTTTAATGACAAAGAAATTTTTTTCTTTGTTTCATCGGACACAATTCGCCCACGCTTTGCCCCAACCCCGCCTTCACCACCTTTGGTTAAGTTATAACCATTAGGAGTCAAAGTATTGTGTTGTTGAATTAAAAGCATTTCTAAATTGAACGCAGACTCTCGATCAAACGCATCGGCAATATGAGAAAAAATAAAATTTTCTTTCCCATATTTTTTTATTGCGCGGTGCAAGAGCGGAGTATCCCCAAGTGCTTTTTTGTGCGTTTTCCACCTAACTTCCAAATTGCAAGAAACACCAACATATTGTTTGGCATTTTTTACATTTGTTATGATGTAAATCGCATAAATCACACTTGGCTCCTTAGAGAACCCCGAGGGTTTCCCCCCGGGAGTTCATTAGCTCGGATTTACCGCGATACCACCAGCCGTTGCACTAACCGCTGGCATATCAACGTAAATCTGACCTAGAGAAGTGGCGTCGGAACCAAACTCAGTGATGCCCAAGCTCAACGTATTTTGAATCACCACCTGACCACCAGCCGAAGCTGCCAGAGTCGCAAATGCACTCATGGTCGTTGAGGTTGATCCAACATTGTTGATAAACGAGCATCCCTTGAATAGGGCATAACGATCCATGCCAGCAGCGGCGCCTACCTTCAGCCCCAGAGGGGTACCAGCGCTGCACTGGAATGGGAACACGCAATCGATAAACGAGTTACGTGCCGTGCCACCTGCCAGTTCAACAGTAGCATTTGCCGCGCCACGAGCAACCGTGTCGCCACCAAGCGTGCAGTTGATGAACGTGTGCTCACCACCACCGTTGAGTTTCAGACTACGAGCACCCGCACCACCAGCAGAAGCCGCATCAGCCATGCCGTAGATGTTTACGTTGCTGTATGCGTTACGCGAACCAGAGTCAGTCCACGCAATCATGTTTGCCGAACCTGTGGAGAAACCACAGAAGACCGACAAGTTAGCAAAGTAGCATCCAGAAGCAGTGACGTTGATGAAGGCGTCGCTGTTAAAGGTAGCGGCTGTGTAAGTACCCGTCGGCGGAGCAATACGTGCACGCTGCGCCACATTCGTGGGAGCAGCCACACCAATCAGGTGTGTCGCATTCTTGTTCCAGTTCAGAGTACCTGCCGTAGCAGCAGAGTTAATTTCCTGAGCCAGCGCGGTAGACAAACGTGCCGAACCAGCCGCAGTGCCATCGCCCATCAGGACGACAACATCATTGTTGCCAGAAGTACACTTTGCCAAAGCACCGTACAGGGTTTTCAGAGGGAGTTCAGGGGTGCCTTCGTTGCCATCGGCTCCGTTTACCGGGTCTACAAAGTAGTAGTTACCAGTAAACGGAAGACCGCCGATAGTTCCAAGAACAGGCACGCCGAAACTGGTTATCCCATTTGGGAAATTAGTCAGCATGATTTTCTCCTGTTCCTAGTTAATTACACACCCGGAGTTCCGTAAAGTGCGCGTGGATCTGTGAATCCAACGTCATAACGCTCAGTTGCCTTGTAGCGCATGGTGTCGGTTTCAAAGTCACCTTCCATCGTCTTCTCAAGACCACGACGCATCATCAGCTTCATGCCTTCAGGAGCGTCAGTCTGCACCCACCAAGCAGTCGATGAAGTCAGACGCGACAGAACTGCTGCGCCTTCATCCAGCAGACCAATCGACTTGATTGGGTTGACGTCATTGTTCGCGTTACCCGAACGCAGAACCGACTTCAGCAGAACTTCTGCTTGGAAGATGTTGCCCGGAGCAACAACAAGCTGACGAGGAACCAGACGGATCTTCTTGCCGTTGTTGTCAACTGCCTGACGAATCTGGATCAGCATCTGTTCCAGAGAAGTCTGCGACAGGTTTGCAGCAGTCGTCAGCAGGTTGCTGAAGGTGCCGTTGACAATCGGATGCGAAGCGGAGTTCAGAGGAACACCATCGCCACCCGGATAGGCTGAGTTGAACGCACGGTTCAGCACGTTTGCAGACAGCGTCTCTTTCGTTTCAATCAACGACTGTGCCAAGTGCTTGGCATAGACTTGACCGATACGGATGTGATCGCCGTCTTCTACCAGCACTTTGGTCAGAGCAAATGCCAGACCATACACTGAGTAGACGTAGCGCTTCAGGAACAGCACGCCGCCCTGCTGATAGGTAACAGGTGTACCGTCAGGCAGTTGCGGAGCAGCGCCGAAACCATACAGCACTGGCTCTTCGTGGTAGTTACGTGGGATACCTTCTTGCTCACGGAATACGCGAGACCATTCATCAGTACGTTGATCGTAGACACCGTCAAAACACTCATTCAGAATGGGTTCGACAATGCTACGAAAGTCTGTACTTCTCATTGGGGCTGCCATGATTCATGCCCTCCCTTAAATAGCGTTGATCGCAGCAACGTACTGGCTGAGAGCAACCTGTACTTGCACGATAGGATAAGCATCACCCCAAGCATTGTCCGGGTACGGAGCTAGGTTGATGACACGCAATTGGTTAGTCGCGCCACTACCAGCACCACTGGTGCTCATCGAGGCTTGCGACAGGCCGGTTGAAGTCGAACCAGTAGTCGGGTTGGTGACGTCAAACTGATCACCAATCGCGCCCTGAGTCAGGGTACCAGCAGCCTGAATCTCATAGACGATGTTGGGATCTTGATAGTAGTAAGCAATCACCGAACCAACTTGGAACGACTCGTTAGCAGGCCAGAAGTTAGAGACACGACGGCGACCCGTTGCATCTGTCCACTCCACACCAGCAAACGCACCAAGGAAGGCTTCATTGCTAGCAATGTTTTCAATATAGCCAGCTGTGTTCATCTTGACGGGCGCACCCTTGAAGATGTTCGCGGCATAGCCGAGCGATACGTTCCCACTAGTGGAAACGGCTTCAATACCGTTAGCAAGTGCGACTGCACGATCCAGACCGGAAGGATGGAATGCAGGGCGCAGGCCAAACGGAGCAGCTGTAGCAGACATAATTCACTCCATTAGGTTTCAAAACCTACCCGTGAAACACAGGGGCAGGAATCGGTTTGTCAATTTGCTCCAGCCCGTCACCTTCGACTTGACCGAGGGCTTTACCCCGGCTATCGCGTCCAACTTGAGATTCCGCCTGTACCTTGATCTTGTTCGCCTCTTCCAACGGTTGATCGTGGTGGAAGTGCGCCATGATGTCTTGGTACGTATCCATAGGGATCTTAAACAGCAGCATCTCATTGCACGCGACATAACCGCTATGTTCGCCAGCCTTTACGCGCCAATTCTCGTATCCCTTGACTTCATCCGCCATTACTGGGGTGTAGCCAAGACGCAAGCGCTTATCGATGCTGTCGTAACTGTTGGTTGTCGAAAGCCAGCAGACATGCCATCCGGCAAGGTCTGGGGCTGGCGGCAATGCGCTTTGTACCCATTCGTCCTTCCACATCTTGCGACGTTCTTCGGCGGATACAAACATTTCCTCCGGTGCCTCTCGACTTGAGTCAAGACTAGCGCGACTTTCGCGCCCACCAGCGTTGAGGGATTTCTTTAAACGACTGTCCATAATTAGCTCCTTTTCCGTGCTTCGGTTGCGTAGCGCTTGATCATGCGTGCCCTTTTTTCAGGGTTGTCCCACATTCCGGCTTCTTTCATAGCCCTTACCTGCTCTGGGCTAAGTGTGAAGGTGTTTTTGCTGCCACCCACACTCGAAACCGACTCGCGCCCACCTCCGGTAACAACACTTCTCGGACGGCTTTTCTGGGGTCGTTCGTTAGTATTGTCAGTATACCTATGCGGTATCAGTTTTGACAAGCGTCTGTCAAGCTCATCCCAATAGTCATCTGTTGCGGGATCCCAGCCTTCTTGACCCAAGGCATGGTCTACCTGCAAAGCGATCTGGGTATCCCGATTTGGGTTCTGCGGGTTGTACCAATTCGAGTGCGCCTGCGCCCAAGATACCGCCAGCTCAGCCACAATCGGGTCAGGCACATGCGCCTGCGGTTGCTGCGCCTCCTGCGTAGACCGACGCTTGAACTGCTCTAGCGCCTCAGCCTGCTTTCGGGCTTCGTACAGCATCTCCTCAGCAGCGGTGATCAACTCCCCATCGCCCTGCCGAGCCGCCTCGTTCATCTTGCTCTTGGCAAAGGCGATCCGCTGCTTCTGCTCCTCAATCGCCCTGTCAATCCGAGCCAACTCAGTCCCGGTTTGCTTACGCTCAAGGTTCGCTAGACGCTCCATCAGCTCTTGGTTCTGCCGTTGTAGGTTTTGCAACCGAACGTCTTTTTCAGCAGATACCTGCTTGTGGTACTCCTTACGGGCTTTGCGCTTGGCTCGTCTAGCCGCACGCATCGCCTCTTGTTCAGGGTCTACATCGCCACCATCGGCCATCTCGGCCTCGGCAGCGGCATTGTCTTCATCCTCAGTCGGCTCAGCCTGCTGAGGCTCCTCTTCCATTGCCAAATCAGCCGGCAGGTCAATAACCGCTGACCCATCGCTTTCTTCTTTGACAATAATCTCGTCTTTAGTCTCGCTCATACAAAAGCCCTCATCGACAGAGGATCGCCTGTCACTTTGGCGATAACCTCGTGATCATTGAACACTGCAAAAAGCGCTGGATCTTCATCCGGTTGGTCGGTTACTGCGACCTCCCAACGATCACCGCCCCACTTCGGGACGCGGATAAAGTCACCCACTTCGCACCAAGAGCCTTCCGGCCACGGTTCCATCGTGTCGCGCTTCTTGAAGGCCAACGGGCCTACTGCCACAACCTTAGCCACCATGTTCTGCCACTTCTCGGTCTCCTTCGTCTCCTCGACTAGGATGATTCCGGCTGAAGTTGCCTTACGTTTGGCACGGCGTAACTGGACTAAGATTCTTGCTCCAAGAGGTTTGGCACCGGGATCGACCGCAGGAAAAGCCCACGACATTTCAGCTTCGTCAAAAGCTACCGGTTCACTCATCTTCATCTGATTCCTTTAGCAAATTGTTAATAATATTCAAGGCATCTTGCAAGCCTTGGTGATTGCCTACTAGCCGCTGATACGAGTCAAACGTCGGGGCACGCCCTTCTGCAAGGCTTAGCTGAATCTTCGCCTGCTCGTTCTTCAGCGCGTCAATCAAGTCAGAGACATACCTCATGCGTTCGATTTATCCACGCCCTTGTTGGTAAAGTTGCCGTGATCGCTGTTAGCCTCGGGCATCGTTGCCGAACCCTGCTCCTTTAGCTCACTACCAGTGATCCAAGCGCCTGCCGCCATACGGTGATGCTGTTTGACGATCTCCGACTGCTCGTCTTTCTCAGTTGTAGCCATTACATCCTCCCTAAACCACGTTGTGCCGCCTCTTGCAGCGAAATAGCAGTGTCTTCCTGCTCCCTACGTAGCCGATCCGCATCGAAACTGATCTTTGCGGTGGCAATACGCTCTTTTGTGAGGTTGTCCTCAGCATTCTTGGCAATATCGATCTTCTGCTCGTCTTTCTTCAAGGCAATGTCCGCCTGATCACGCGCCGCCCGACGCTGTGTCTCAGCCAACGAGGACTCCAGCACCGCCTGCGCCTGCGGATCAGCCAACAACCGCTTCTGCATCTCGGCCTGCGCCTGCGTCATCTGCTGCAACATCTGGCTCAACTGTTGCAAGATTGGCATGACCTTCTCGAACACCTGTGTGCTGTCCATCTTTACGTGCTGCGATGCCACCGCCACCGTCCGATCTACCTCTTTCGGCGTATCCAACTCGGCATACTTCGCCAGATTGATGCTCGTACCCGTTGTTGCGTATTTGTTAACCTGATTGGTGTACCACAGCATCATGTGCTGTTTGCAGTGCTCAATCACCTGTGGAATGAACTTCTGGGCAAACATCGGGTTGCTACCAAACATGGGATCAGTCGCAAAATCCAGATGCGCTTGGAGGTGCGCTAGGTGGTCTTGGCGGGGATAAGCAAAAGCCGGCCTACCTAGAGCCATCGCCGCGTTTTCATCGCTTGCAGCGGCCTCTATGGGCTTCGCAGCGGCAGGCATAAGCTCATTGACGTTCGGAATCTTTGCCTGCTTCAGAATTCTCGACACCACCGCAGCCGGATCAAACAACTGCGGGTACTTGTCCATCAGCGAAATGACCATCTGAGACTGCGCCATACGCTGAGATTCGCTAAAAATATGCGGATCTGAGACAGGAATAACGTCTGAGTTGCGCTCAAAGTCATCTCGGGCGATCTGAAGGTCGGCAACCATGTCGCCCTTCTGCTGATCATCTAAATACCAGCGGTTAATCCGCCCCAAAATCATCAAAACGCGCTTCTGAGACTCGTGTAACCGGGCATGAATCGCCGAAAACACCGATGCACCCTGCTCAATCATCGCCAAAGTCGTACCAACAGGCGCTTGAGACGTTACATCAGCGATTTTTTCCTCAGAAGTGGTAATTACCCCCTTCGCAGCCTCAGTCAACCACCCCAAAAGCTGGAAAAGCACCGGACTCGGCGGGTTAAATGGCAGCGGCATCGCCACTTTTCGGATGTCATCCACCCCCGGAGCAGCTTCAATCTCCTTAACCTCTGTCACTTCGATCTGATCCGACTGCCCCGAGACCTTCGCCCCCTTCAGTTTGACCATCGTCGCCGAGTTGTTGATGTGCGCCGTGTCCAAAAGCGCCCTCAAAGCACCCGTCAAGGCCGCAGACAAGCCACCAATCAGGTGTGGAAGCCCAATCGCATACGCCCCGCGCCAAGGAATGAACTTAAACTCGACGATCCAGTCGAGTTTTGTCATCGTCTCGTCGCCTTCCTCCCAGTTCCGATACAAGCCCACCACTTCGGCGTCCAACTCATCGATCATCAGGACATACGGCGCTGATTTACCCTTCGTTCTAGGGTCGTCTTCAAGCTCCAAATAGGTGTAGCAGTGGTAAACACGGCGCAATCCATCAACATTTTCGCCCCGTTTACGCCCCTCAATCTTGTCGTTCGCCTTCTCAGGGCCAGTCGGCTCTGGATCCATGCTGGCGCGAATCAGGCTGGCATCCTTGTACAGACCGCGATCAACCCGCGCCCTGAACTCGAACTCCGTGATGTCCTGCATCTCGGTCGCACGCTGCGCCGTATAAAAATTTGAGGCCGCAAAAGGCAGCAAAATGTTATCAATCGGCACAAACTCAGCACATGGCCGGCGCTTCTGCTCGTCGTACCAGAGCTTCATGTACTGAGACCCGCCCATCGGGAGCTGGGTGAACATCTGCTCCTGCTCGTCCCGATACTCCTCAATCTGCTCAGTCAACTGCCAGTTCATGTAGTCGCGCTTGCGCTCAGCTCGATCCGTCTTCTCTGGCGTCACATCCCCAATAATCTTTGTTCGAGTCGGGCCATCAGGTGGAAACAGCTCTTTGATCGCACGCGCAGCAAAGTCCACACAGGCTTCAGCCATGACCGGATGCACTACCCTCGACGCGCCTTGGAAGTTGGCACCACCCGGCGCATCATTCCCCAACCCAGTCCTGCGTAGCCCATCCTCGTACTGCTTATCCCGCTCTTTGCGATCCTCCTTATCTTTCTCAAATAGGTCGAGGTACTTACTCGCTAGCACCGTCAGATCCATGTCTGACATCTCTTCGGCCAAGTTAGCGTAGAACTCCTCGTCCTCTTCAGGGCCTTTGAACTGTGACTCGCGGACTATGGCCGAGCCATCCTCAAGTTCTTCGACTTCGAGTTCGTCTTCATCCTCCAGATCGACAATGGCGCCGCCGTCTTCAGTCTGGGTGATCCCCTCAATGAATCGCCCGAATTCGGGGTCTATAGGCATTTCAGGCATGATGCTCGTCCTTTAGAGTGTGTGCTCAGGGATGATCTGACCTGCGTCTGTAAGGTCAGGATCAGTGTTAAATACGCCGCCACCGAAGGCCATGCGGTACTGTTGCTCAAGGTCGGCTTTCGTGACACCTTTGCTGCGATTTACTGCGCCACCTTTTGCTTTAAGCGGGAATCCGTAGGTATCGTGCATAAATTGCGGATCAGTTGGCGTACTGGTTTTTTCAAAATACTGACGCACCATATCTTCGTAATCTTTTGGCGAAAAGAAATCTGGAACTTCTATGCCAGCCTCTTCAAATCTTTGACGCCAAGGCGCCTTCACTGATGATTTCAATTCCGCATTTTCTAGGTCACCAACGTGCGACCAAGTGCCATCCTTAACAAAGTCTTGGATGAACGGCATGTACTCATCGTTTGGCTTGCGGTTTTGCAGGCCTTTGATTTGAGAAATTTTTTCTGGAGGGGCATGTCCAAGTTGCCTCAAAACCTGCTCACCTTTTGCTTCCAACTCCTCTCGACTCGGCAAGTAGTCAATATTTTCAGTCCATCTGTTCAAAATGGAATTGACTTCATTTTGTTGCTCAGGAGTCAAAGTTCGCCAAACCTGTCTGTAATCATCTGGCTCAACTTCAATCGTCGCATGAGGACGCCCGTCAGCATCCCTCAGCGAGAAGATGCGAGACCTACCCTCGATCACATCAGGGCAGTAGCCACCAACGCAGTGCTGAAGGATTTCGCCTTCATACTTGAGCGCGTCTTCGACGGCTGATTTATTTATGGTGTCGTGTAAATGCTTTAGTGCCGCCTCTTCAGTTTTTATCCCTGTGGTTATGTATTGATTCGCTTCTTTATCCCAAATAGCAAAAGTTTCAGATGATGGCGTAGGCTTTCTTATTTCATATCGATCTGGCACTTTAAAGTCCTCCACCATTTCAGGCACTTTGATCTCCACCCACCGCAGCCCTTGGTCGTTAGGAATGTCCGTACCCGGCACAAAGTCGTAAGCCTTGTGCTCAACCGTCGCAGCATTCGCAGCACGCGCTGCATCTACTTCAGCCTTCTGACTAGCACGCCATGCGTTGATCTTGTCTACGTGCTCAGAAACTTGAGCCACGCTCATCTTGTCTAGGTCTTTGGGCTTTAGCTGGAGGTAATCAGGCAAGCCTTGACTTGGACGTAAGGCGTTGTCGATCTCGTCCATCATGTGGTCAAAGCCTAAGTCTCGCGCAGGCCTGCCCCTGTTAAAACTGTAAGCAAGCTCGGTTGGGTTTTGTACGGCAAACTCGCCACCTAATTTTTCAAGCTCTGCCTTATTAATCTGACTCATTACTGCCGCACGCGCTTCTTCTGGCACAGTCTGTAAAGGCTCAAAAGCATGATACGGAACTTGTTCAGCATAAGGCGCTCTGGAGATTGTGACGTCAGCGGTATCTTCCCATCCTTTTCCAGCCTCGCTTTTTGCAACATTCCCTTCAGGCATTTCTTGTTCTGCCCGTCGTATTCTGGCTGGGAAAGCCAATGTTCCACGAGCCTGTGCGTCAAAATGCAAACCCTTGCGGTTTTTGATCAACTCGCGCTCTTTCTGCAACTCACGCAACCTCGCCTGCGATCTGGTCAGCACTTCAGGGTCAACGCCACGCGCCTGCTGTGCCTTCTGAATGTCAGCCCTGACCTTGTCAATCTGCTTGTCTTTGTCAGCCAGCAACTTCTTCTGCGTCTCAGCCCACGTATCCGCCTGCAAGCGCAAAGGATCAGAAGGCGTGCCCATCTGGTTTGTGAGATACCGCGATAACTTCTTATCCACAAAGTTATTCATCGCAGCCACCCTTGCGGTCTCCTCTGCCTTATCAGCCGGATTCATAACGCCTACCGGGTCGATCAGGCTCTCGTCGTAGCGCAGGTCTTTCAGATACTTCTCAGCCGCGCCCCTAATCCAGTTGCCACCCTCCGGCTTGATGATGTTCATCTGGTACGGTTCCATGCTTTTCTCAAGCGCGAACTGCGTCATCTCTTTCGCCGTCGGTGCCAATGCCTTACCCGTCTTCACCGCTAGAGGCGCCGCTCCTAAGCCGGCAAACAATGTCTCAGTCGTCTCAGGCAGCAGGTTCGTAGTCACCCCCGCACCCGAAGTCAGCGGGTCACCATACGCCACGCGCTCAAGCGTCTTAGCCACACCCGGAATCCCCAATAGCTCAGACGCTATCTCGCCCGGTGGATTCTCAAACCCAAACGGCTTGGACACAAACTCATGCACCGCGCCAACGCCCTTACCCAACTTCTCAACTAGCGGATATTTCGGAGTCGGCTTTAACTCATCCTCCTCATCGCGCTTCAATGGGAACGTCTGGCTGACGGCGCCTCCCTTCTTCATCTTGTGGTTGTGCTTGGCAATCGCCCACTCTAAGACGTCCTCGACCTTCTGTGGCCGATGCCGCTCCATCGCCTGCTCAAGCAACTCATTGACGTCAATCGCGCCGCCATCCTTTACCCCCAACAGAGCTTTGGCGTCTGCTAGCACGTTGCTAGCAAGATGCTTGCGCCAGTTCTGCGGAGTCACATTGTCGGGAAGTTCAAAGCTCACAGCGCCTCCATCAGCCTTCTCTACCGGATACTTCAGCCCTGTCGCCTCAGCAAAAGGACTCTTGCCCTCTTTCCTGCGCCGCTCAGCGTGTTCAACCGCCTTGCGGTAAATGTCCTCAGTGGGAGAGTAACCAGCCAGCAAGTGCTCGATCTCCTCCCTCGATAAGGTCGGCACCAGTAATGGAAACTCGCCGCTCTCATCTTCAGCCGACATCTCGGTTGCATAGCCTTCGTTGCTAGGCAGGTAGCCAAAGTAGCCCGAACCTTTCACGCCCTCGCCACTGTGTCGCATCCCGTGAGGCGCTAAGCCCTCTTGGGTCTCGCGCATTGATAGCCCGGCCATTCTGTTTCTTTGATCTGCCATAGTCACACCGCGTAAGGGTTGCCCTTCTTCCGACCGTAATACTCAACCTCTTCATCCTCAGCCACATAGGGGTCAATGTCAAGGAAACCCGCATCCCGTAAGTATCTCAGAGCCTGCGTGCAGTTATGCACCAACATCCCCTCTGCGTAGTAGCAGTGCTCATTCTCCACCGTCAGGTCGTACACCACTTGCGTGGTATGGGTGTTGGATACGGCTGACACCACAACGAAATCAGCACTCTCTGCTTTGAGAATATGGTCTTCATTCGGTATCAGATTGTCAACACGAATCCATCCTCGTTGTGTCATCACGCGATGGTTGCCTGTTGCTAGTAATAAGCCGTTGCCTGCTTGGACGCGCCAGATTTCCTTCTCGCCGTTGTTGAAGGTCTTCGATACAACTTGCATACCTTCTGGCGTCTTCACCCTGTCGCCCACCACGATCTGATCAATCCGCTTCT